GTCTTTCGTTTGATCGTCCCAGCCTTCAAGGACGAGCATCGGCTGCGAAGCGATGTGGAGGCTGTGGATAAGATCCGCTTGCCGTTGATAATGGGCCAGATTGAGATGAGCAATGTCCAGTAGCGGTGGCTTACTGGTCAACGTATCGGTTTTGTTGGCATAGATCGTCACCAGTGGGATCTGCCCAAGTGAGAAATCGCCAGACTCAACCAGCTCATACTCCGACGTAGCGTCGGATTGATCGAATGAAGCGGGGTATGGAAATGGCCCTTGCATTTCGAGTTTTTGCTCTTCCTGACGAAAGACGCGATAACGACCTGGCTCGATGACACGTACTTGGTCATAAACTTTTTCGCCGAACTCGCCGTCAGGGACTACAGCTTTTTCCCCAATCCGAACTTGCGTAAGGTTTCCGTAATTGGCTTCGCGGTCCAGTCGCCAACCGTAGACGTTAGTTGGATCCACTTCAATCCAATAGGGCCGACGATTAAGAGCACGCTCCTCTGCAAGACTTCTCGCCCCCGAAGGCGCAGGAAAATCAACCAGCGTGTGACAGTGCCCATACGTCAGGGCACAAATCAAGAGTCGTCGAGCGTACTCATCTAGATCCGATCCACAACCATCAACATCCTTGTTAAAAACATCTGTCCAATAGGGATTACCTTGGACGCTAATTGGTTTCCGCAGGATTAACCCGGCAGCTGCCCGCAGTAGACGTTGCGTGTAAGGCGTAAAAACTGAGCGATTTACCCGTGATAAATACGCTGTGTAGTCCTCACGAGGCTCTAAAGGCAGAAATGTCTCACAGTTTTCACGCAAATACTCCGTCCCAGAAGTCACGGCCTTCATGATCTCCCAGCCCTTCATCTGGTCGATCACAGCTCGTGTCCGCACAAACGGACTGTCAACAGTTCCTAAGTAAGAACTGCTGACGAGACTTGTTCTAACGAGACCAGGAACGGAGTAAGTCATGACACCTCAGAGTTGAGTTATTAACAGCCCCATCGACGACGGGCCGCTTTACCCCGTTCACCAGTCCAATTACGACTTCGAGCGCAGAAAGAACGCTTACGGGCAGCTTCTTCCTTTGTCTTTGGCTTGCCTGTAACCGGTGGCTTCAAATTAGAACCCGTTTCCCGGTTGTACTTAGCCCGACCTTTAGCGGTCAGGCCAGCACCTTTACTAGCAGGCAGCTTCTCGCCACGGCCAACACTAAGGTTGGGACCACGCTTACGCTTTTTGCGCTCTGCCATCGCTCTAACCCTTATTCAAGGTTGGAGGTGATAGCGCCGCTGGTGACGAAGTTGCAGGTGGCAACGACCAAATCGCCAACAGTGGATGCAATATCCATGCTGGTGATAATGCCCGCAAAGCTCACGCTGTCAGTACCGGAGGTAGTGCCGGTGGTAAACAGCTCAAACGTGGCGTCTGCAGGGTCTGCAGCAGTAATCACGTCTTCAATAAATGCAGCCTGACCAGTTGCATCTGGGTCGTACACCAGCTCAACGGTGCCAGAACCGCTGATCATGCTGCCGACAAAACTGCGGAACGTATCACCGTGATCGGTAACGTCCAGCGTGTCTTTGGTGATGTTCAGTGTCCAGCTGCGGGTTCCAACGATGGTGGCGTTAGAAGAGCCAGCAGCGTCAAACTGGACCGCACCTTGCTCGCCGCGAAGGATGGCCATGATTAGACATAGGAAGGGTCTATACGGTTGATTCTAACCGTTCATAAGAAGACAGGCACTTTTCCTACGAAGCTCTCGCCGGACTGCGTAATCAGCTGATCACCACCTTGTGTAATCAAATTCCTGACAACATGCATTGTAGTAATTTCGCCGCTGGTAATAAAATTGCAGCGGGCAGTAACCAAATCGCCGGCAGCAGACACAATTCTCATTTTGACAACAGTACCGGCAAACCTTAAAGATTCAAGGCGATTAGTAGTCCTACTCGTAAACAGTTCAAACGTTGCATTTGCAGGATCTCCAGTTCTAATTACACTCTCGATAAAAGCAGGCTGATTAGCTGCATCTGGGTTGTATATCAGATCAACAACCCCGGAGCCAGACACCGCACTGCCTGAAAAAGCACGAAAAGTGTTCCCCTGCCTGCTGGTACGCAACGTTTTTTTGGTGACCTTCAGTGTCCAACGACGTGTGCCAGCAATAAAAGCATCGTCAAACTGAACCGCTCCTTCTTCTCCACGAAGAATCGCCATGAGCAGCCATAGCAAGAGCCTACGCAGCCAATTCTAACCGCTCATAACCCACAAGCCATTTCAAGACTTCTTCTTTTTCGCCTTACGTCTTCGATGTTGATAAGAAATCTTCTTTGAACCTGTCTTTTCTTTCTTAAAACGAGCCTTTTCTGCAGGACTCATCTCTTTTGTGGTTTTTGGTGTCTTATCTGACACCCTGCGTGATGGCCTACACGCTGGATACGCCCTGTCTTCGCCTTTAGAACGGCCTCAAGGCTTTCCGGTCTTTATATCGACCCATTTCTCGTCAAACCATCGGCCAAGACCACCACGGCCTTTACTTTTTGGTTTTGCGGGTTTTCGTGGTTTTTTTCGTTCCGCCACTGGTTGCTTTCCGATAAGTGCCACCACGCTTTTTATATTCGCGTACCAGCCACGCATTTGCATACGCGCTCGGATAAACCGCGAATTTGCGCTTGGCCTCAGCCTTTACCCGGGCGTAAAGCGCCTTGTTTACTGGGACGTTTTCACTTGCCACAGCTGCACCGCATTTTCTTGCTGCCCTTCTTCATACCCTTTTTCTTGCCGTTGGGCTTTTTCTTGCCACCAGCTCCGTAATGACCAGGCATGACAAATAGGTGATGGGGTACGCCTAGTTTAACGGGCCTTGGAGGCGTATTCCAGCGTTACTTGGCGGCGGCTGCCCTCAAGAGACTTCCAACGGGGAAATTTGACCAGGATTGAGGGGTCCAGAACCTCTTCGGGGGGTTGAAGTGTTCTCCAGCGGTGGTTGCAGTCGCGGCAGGTGCGGTCTCGGACTGAATCTCCCTCTTGTGATGTGTATTTTCCGAGGACGCGGGTCTCGTTAGAGCCGCATTTGGGGCAGAGGGGCGCATTCAGCGGACGAAACATCCTTAATACAGGCGGTATGACGTAGTTCCCATGGCCTCAGGCTTGGCCAAGTTGAACTGCTGAAGCACAAGATACCCGAAGGCGTCGAAAGCGTGGTCAACTCCCAGATTTTTGTTAGGTAGGCCCGTTCCAGGGGCGTAGGTGAGGGTTCGGAGGGACTTGATTAGTTCTTTGCAGCGGGGGTGAATGTAGGTGCGGCGGGTGCCGGTTGCGTCGAGGAGAGCGGTGTTGACGGCGGTGATCTTGTCGCGGATTTTCCAGGGGGAGCGGGGGGATTGGACGGTGAAGCCGCTGCGGCGGAGGATTGTGTGGTCCGTGACGCCGACGCCGCTGGTTTTGCGGGCTCCGCCGGTTGGGTCGGGGCAGGCCAAAACGCGACGGTCCACCCCGTAGCGGCGGGTGACTTCTTCTGCGAAGTCCCAGGTGGTTGCGCCGCCGCGCATCATGATTTCGTCGAAGACGTAGAGGGTGTCGTCCTTTTTGACGGCGCAGATTCCGGACATGGGGTCGACGTTGAAGTCCACCCCTAGGAGGAGAGGGAGGACGGAGATGTCTTCGGCTTCGGTGGAGATGTTGGTGTCGTTGAAGCTGATGGCGACGAGGCCGGTGAGGTTCTCGAAGGACGCTTCGAATTCCTGGCGGAACGTGCGCGCATCAAGTTGAGCGCGGGCTGCTTCGACTTCATGTGCTGGAACGTTGCCTCCTTCGATCGTTGTGTAGCACCAGCGAATCCAATCGCCGGTTTTGTCCTCTTCGCAGTAGCACCAGAGGTCGTAAAACCAGCTGGCTGTGCCGTCGGGGGTGGAGATGAAGAGTGCCCAGCCCTGTTTGTCGGCGAGAGCGGGGCGGATGACCTCGAACCAGACCTCTGATTCCATGAAGGCGGCTTCGTCGAGGACGACTCCGGCAAGCGAGCGGCCACGGAGAGCCATTGCGTTTTCGGTGCCTTTTAGTTCGATCGTGGAGCCGTTGACAAGTTCCAGGCGCAGGTCGGTTTCGTTTTTGGAGCGGATGTATTCCTTAGGGATGATCTTTTTGAGAGTCTTCCAGGCGATGTCTTTCGCCATCCGATAGGTCGGGGCGCAGTAGAAGAAGGTTTCGCCGGGGCGATTTATGGCGGCGACGAAGAGTTCGATGCACGCTAAATATGATTTTCCGAAGCGGCGGCCTGCAACTAGGACGCGAAATCGCTGTTTTGCGCTGAAAACTTCCCCCTGGGGCGGGCGGAGGCTTAAATCCAGGGTTTGAGGCACACGTTATTACTCTGGTTTCTCGATCCTAACCTTGATTTCGGGTAATGTACTACTCTCCTCAGGTTGATCGCAGCCGACCATACGCGCCAGGGAGTCAAGGACTTGGGCGGCGGTGTTCATTTGGCCGCGTTTCATTGAGGTGTGGAACAATCGTTGGCGCATGGAGAAGATGCGACCGGCCATTGCATCCCGTTCCAGGGAGAAATCTTCTTTGTTGAGTTTTTGGACGGCTTCCCAATCACGCCATGCGGTGCGTTGGCCAATTTGTTCTTTAGCAGCGTGATCTAGGACCAGCTGGCGAGCAGTTAGTCCTTCAAGTTGACGGCGATATAGGCGACGAATGCGTGCTTCGATCTCGTGCTGGGGGCGCACATCGCCGCGTGGGCGCTTATTGGTCTCCTCTTCCATGTAAATCGCCTCTTGTGATTTCAGAATAACAACTTATGCAACTTTTGTATCTCGACCCCTACCCCCTGTAGCACTTTAAAAAGGTTGAGAGATTTTTATTTAAGTTCCCCGGC